ATTTGGTGTCGAAATCATTCCGAATTGTTGTTACGATAAACAGTTCCTAGGTATTGTGTCGATATTGAGGTATGCATAGATTTGGGCTAAAAATATCAAGCTATGTTGTTCTGAATTTTTGTTTCAAAGTTGCGAGGTGAGTGAAGGATGGAGGGTAACTATGTTGTGGTTGTTCTTTTTACTCTTGTTTTACTTAGTCTGTTACCTGTCAGGAATAATAATAAAAACATTAAAATCATAATGTTAGAATTGTTACCTTCAAGCTCCATGTTTCTTAAGGAGCTTCTGGCCTTCTTTTTTCTGTATTGTGCTTTATGGGTCCGAAATCAATATTCTTTGTTGTTGTTTCAAAAAGTGCTTGCTTTGCGTGTTTCTGACTGTTTTAATGAAAACACGCAAAACGACAGGAGAAACAAATGAACCTTTTAGAACGCTTAGATGTATGTTTATCACGCGGCGCAGCAATGACCAAGCTTATTGCTGAGGATATGTTCGGGGATGACTCTCCAGATTCAAGGGCCATTACTCGCCGCTGGGGTATTCAGGAGGCGGCGTTAATGGTAGGCGTAAGCCAGCCGACTATTCGCAACGCTGAAGACGACGGACGCCTACCGCCTCCAGATATGGTTAAAAAGGGCCGAATTGAGCAACGTGATGGCTATACCATTCAACAAATCAACACAATGCGGGAAGTCTTTGGAACGTTGCCATATCGTCCCGAGGGTGAGGACCCGGTGGTCGTTGGTATAGCGCAGCATAAAGGCGGGGCTTTCAAAACTGCCACGGCGGTACATCTAGCCCAAAAGTTAGCGTTAGATGGGCTTCGGGTTCTGTTATGCGATGCTAATGACCCACAGGCTACAGCGTCGCTTTATCATGGCTACGTCCCTGACTTGCATATTCATGCCGATGATACGTTACTGCCCTTCTATCTAGGTCAGCGTACTGATGCAATGTATGCGATTAAACCAACCTGCTGGCCGAACCTCGACATTATCCCATCGTGCCTGGCAATTCACCGCATAGAAAGCGAAGTCATGCCATTACACGATAAAAATATGCTGGGAGGGATCGCGCCACAAATGCTTTTACGCTCAGCAATTGAATCTGTTTGGGACGGCTATGACGTGGTTATTATTGATAGCGCGCCCAGCCTTGGTATAGGGGCCGCAAACGTCGTCTGCGCTTCAGATGTTCTCGTTATTCCAACACCTGCGGAGCTGTACGATTACGCCTCGGCAAACCAGTTCTTTGCTATGTTGCGCGACCTGATGGCCGCATTAATGGCCGACGGTGGAGATGTGTTTGAGCCTGACGTGCGAGTTCTGATTACAAAATATAGCCTTGCGTCAGGCTCTCAATCTGAAATGATGGCTGAAAATATGCGTAAGGCGTTTGGTGATATGGTCCTCGATGAAGTCGTCCGTGTGACAGATGAAGTCGGTAAGGGACAGCTAAAAATGCGCACAGTATTTGAGCAGGCGGCAAATCAACGCTCAAGTAGCAGAGCATGGAACAATGCGATCAAAATTTGGGAGCCTGTTTGCTCTGAGATATTTAACAAACTGATTAAACCACGCTGGAATAATAAGGGGGCCGAATAATGAAACGTGGAGGCGTGCGCAATGCACCTAATATTTCCCAGGAAAGGCTGAACGCAGCGGCATCTGGCGCAGTTCAACCATCATCGGCACCTATTGTTAATACCCTTCGGGAGCGAGTTGGGGCGATAGTTGGCAATGTGATAACCCTGCCCATATGCGGAAAAAATGTAAAGTTTACGCTAAAAACCATACCCGGCGAACGCGTTGAGAAAGCAACCATGGTTTGGGCTGGCAATGAACGCCTGCAGGAGCTTCTGACAGAGACCTCGCTCGATGACCTGATCCCCTCTTTCTTGAGTTCGGGCCAGCAAAATCCGGCCTTTGGCCGTGAAATATCCGGTGTCGTCGAAGTTGCAGACGGTAGTCGGAGACGTAAGGCAGCCATCATCACCGGCAGTGATTACCGGGTTCTTGTTGGCGATCTAGATGACGAGCAAATGTCCCAGTTTTCTCTGCTGGGGAATGAGTACAGGCCAACCAGCGCTTATGAGCGTGGGAAGCGCTATACGCGTCTTCTCGAGACAAAGTATGACAATAACGTCAGCCAACTTGCCGACGCTGAAAACATTGACAGAAAAGTGATTATGCGATGTGTGAATACTGCTGAACTACCTATCGAAGTTATCAGCCTTTTTACGAACCCGACTGAGCTATCCGCCCGAGCAGGCGAGGAATTGCACAAAGTTCATGAATCACACAAAGCAGAAATGATGTCGTTGGTTGAAGAATTTGCAGCCTATAAAAAAGCAGGCGAGAAGTTAGACACAGCATTGATAATTAAGACGCTCAAAAACGCAGGGAAAGAACCGGAAAATGAGCGAAAGAAAGAGGTGACCGTTCGTAATTTTGGTCCGGGTATCACCGCACGCTATAAGGGTGACGATGTAGACCTCTCATTCCGTGGCGTTGCACCTGACCTGATAAAACGGGTTGAATCGATTCTGGAAGCGATGGGGAAAGAAGGCGGGATATCTAGTGACGTCAACCAGCTATTAGGGACGCTAGAACAAAAGTTAACAGGAAAAAAATAAGTAGGTGCCCTTGCAGGACGCACCCCGCAAGGGCTATCGACGATTCAATTGACAGGAGAAACGACGATGCGCGTAATTTACCACTCCTGTCGCAATCTTACAAAGCCGCAAATGCGGCTTTTTTTATGCGGTCTCGGTCGTGGTGGTCGTGGTCGTATCTGTTGATGTAGCTGTGTCGGAAGATGCTTCAGTAGTGGTTGTGGTCAGTGTAGTAGGCTCTTCTGGCCATGTGATACTTGTAGCTGTCGTATCAATAGCCTGTACTTCCTGCGCGTACTTCATCCACGCCGTTAAGGTCGTCTTGTCAGCATCAGTGATAATGCCCAGTGCCAGCTGAGTCTGCCACAGTTGCGTGGTGTTATTGATTGACTGCAATAAAGCCGCTTTCTTCGCAGTAGCGACCGCTTCGGCATTTGTTTTGGTTGCAACATAGGCTGCAACGGTTCCATAAGTCCCCGCGACACACGCATTGAAAATATCTACGCCATAATCCGTAGTATCAGTCGCGGTGGCCGTGAACTGTAGGTAATCATCAAAGCCATCAAATTTCACCTCACAATCAATGATCGTGCTGTCTGAATTCTTATAGCTCGGGTTTTTTACATCGGTGTAAGTCATTGACATTATGCAATTCTCTGGAAAAGGGTAACGTGCCCGAAACTGGTATTTGAATTTGCGGCAAAGTAACCGAGACAACGCCATGTACCTGTCAGCACTGCGGAGGAATAGATAGAGGCTACATCGTCTGAGGCGTTCCATGCTGCATGAACGGACGCAGCATAGAGGCTTGAACCCGCGACCGTATCACCGAAGGACAATGCCACGTTCTGGTTCGTACCCGCGAAGGCATAACTGCCTACCTCTCCAGCGGCGAACAGCGGGAGGTTAGTCGAGCTATAGGCAGCGGCGGTCGCTGTCTTCATTGCCGCGAGATAATCAGAGATATAGCCGCCCCAAGCAGTGCCATAGATGTTTCCATCATTTTGATAGCAGGCTTCACCGGAATAGATATTGCCCGGTGCTTTGAACACACCAGTGTAGAAAAATTCGAAATAGGAATTCGCAGTAGGGTCTTGTACATGCACCCCAAAACGTGATCCGCCATCACCGTTATACCAATACAAATCTGCGTATTGTGTAGTATTTGCCGCCAGACGATAACCGGTTAAGTTATAGGTTGTGCTGCTCGGCTGGGTCAGGCCGGTAGCAATAAATCCCACCGTGCCATTAGAGCTGGAAAATTGCGCTGAACTACTGACGTTCCCGGAGAGGTTTCCACCTGTCAGGGCTAAAGCTCCGACAGTAGCTGGCGACGGGATATTATTCGGGCTGTAAACGCGCTGGCCGTTCTCATACAGGTCAAACAAGCTGTTCGTCTGTTGCGTTTCCCCAATGACTTCTAGCCCAGCTGTACGGCGGTCTGAGACTGTGCCGGGGGGGCTTACAGAAAACGTAATGTTAGTCGAACCGTCATCGGAGATCGCCGAGCTGGCTGATGCCATTACAGCCGAGCCGAAGCCAAAATTGAAAGCTGCTGAGGAATCAGCATCTGATGACTCGTTAATCGCTTCTAAAACTCCGCCCAGCGCGCCGGGGGCCGATTTTATGGCGGCCAGTAGGTTCTGGACTGTTAACTGCCCGGTGAGGTCCCCACCTTCGCGTGTGATAAATAACGCCTGTAGCGCTGCAAGCAGCTGCGCGTCGTTACTTGAATCTAACGTAATGTTTGCAGCGGTTGCTACCGCGACCAGCTCGCGCTGAATCATGTTAAACCAACCTGCGACAAGATTCGTCGGGGATACGCCACTGGCTACGCTGCCATTGGTGAATTCATTATTGGCGTCAGCAGTGGTGGTATATGAACTAATTTTTTCCATGGGGATCCCAAGTATGGCGTTTAGAGGGGAATAGGTATTACGCGGAAGTTGTGGCGGTGGAGTCAGTAGATGTGCTTGAACTATTGGACGTCGTGGTGGCCGTAGTCGTTGAATCCACAACAGCAGTGAAGCCACTAAAAATCCCAGTGGTCAGCGCGTAATTTTCCAAGGCGGTATCATTATCAACAGTACTTGAGGCGTTTGTCTGGAGCGGGATATTAGCTATAGGTAGGGAGCCGTTAAGTTTTGCATAGGCTTCATTCGAATAAACCGCCATCCACCCAGAAACATTACTGCCATTACGCTGGGTATTGTGTGCCGTTGCATACGCTTCGGGAAATAAAGAACCTCTGAAATTCCAGGAGCCTTTAATACTCATATAATTATCCTATTAAGATGTAGACGTCGTTGTAGTTGTAGTTGTGTCAGTGGTCGATGTCGCATCCGTCGTGGTGGTTGCCACTGTGACGTTATCAATATTGGTTGTTGCCGTGACATCGGTCAGAGTTTTATGCGTTGCCGTGACTGAAATATTTCCGGTATACGTTGAGCTAATTTGAATGCCGTATGAGGAATATGTAGGATTTGACAATGAAACAATTGTTCCCGCGTCAGTTGGCGATATTGTGTAATCGTAATCAAGTGCTGGGGCGTTGGCAAAATTAAACAAAGAATACATGTCATATGTACTTCCCGCAGTGGCACTTTCGACATCACCAGCCGAGGTGACGGTGATTTCGCTACTAATTATCCCTGCGGCTGTCAGCAGGGAAATAAGATTATTTAGTTTGTCTGCAATGTTTTTAGTCTGTGTTCTATCAGCAGCTTCGCTGATATCAGTGGCAGCAGTATCTGTATAAGTTGTGGGTAAATTAGCAGTTGACGGAACTATACCCGGTATTTCTAACAGTCCTTTAACGCTTGCTAAATTTGCTTGCGTTAATATTGTTTGTCCGTATGGGGTGATGGAAATAGCACCGCCACCTCTCAGGTTAATAGTTTTATTGCTAGTAATAGTATCTGTACTATTGCTTGAGTAATTCATATATTAGAACCTCACAATGTTAAATTTCATGGTAATTGATGGCTGAGATTCCTGTCGGGCATAGAAGCCAACACCGGTTGCTGTTACTCCATCATCGGCATACTCTGTTTGAGCGGTAAGTTCCCACGAAGCATCGATGTTCTCATTAAATATCGAGCATGAGTCATTCCCTTTCATATGCACATCAAAGGAACCAAAACAGCCACTGAAATCACTGGTCATCGTTACGCGGAAAACAGTACCTTCATTCAGATATTTATCTGTAGTTTGGTCGCTTAAACCAAATACTCGCGTCGCAGTCCCATTGCCGATAGCTAATTGGACAATTGTCGCGCCGCCTTCAATTCCTCTATACCCCATATAGAGTTTAGAGGCGATATTAACATAATCACCATTTACGTTAAGGAATGGGATATCACTATAGGCTTTATTTACAAATGATGCCCAGCCATACTGACCATTTCCTGTGTTATAAATCGAGACATCTTGCATATTTGTCGTCATACCAGAGAAAGAGTTAGCGTAAACAAAGTTACTTGTATACGTCTTCCCTCCAATATAACCAGACATATATGCCATGTTGGCATTCATACGCCCGAACGGGGCCATCTCATAATCGTGCAAAATATCAAAATAGTTGGTTCCACCTGTTGCAGTATCGTCTGTGGCTGTATTCACCGTATCAAACGTGATTGCCACACCATCAACTGTGGTACAGCTTATAGTTGAACCAGCTGTCCAAACAAATTTACCGCCAGTATCAGTATATGCGAGACTACTATCCCAAGATGACACAACGACATAAAACCAACCCTGGCTTGTATAATGGAACATAAAATCAAGTTCCGTGGTGCCATCGGTCAATTTAAGGCCCTGCTGCCCCCAGATATTACTAAGACCAGTGGTATCTGTAAGACGAATAACAGCTAAATTCTTGCCATTATAGTCCATATTCCCTTTTACTTGGAGATATTGACCATATGTGTGACAAAAAACACCACCGTGACTATTAGCAGCATTGAATTTAATATCAATATTGCAACCTTCATTTATCTGAGCGGTTCCGGTTGCACCATTGGTAAGATAAACGCCTAATCTATTTTCCGTCCAGAACCCACCAAGAATATCTATTGTGCCATTAGGCGAGGTGTTATTGCTAAAGTTAGTGACAATGTTGCAGTACATTGCCATACCTATCCACAATCTCGATGATGACATCCCATCACGGAGACCAGTTATTGCATCAGCGCGGCAGTTAACATTACCATCAACCCTATTTATCCAAATATCTATTCCGTTAATATTTCCGCTGTCGACGCCTGTCTGAATCATTGCTGTTCCGCCAAAAAGCGAACTACTTACCGGCCAAGTGTCAGATGCAAAAAGTTCATTTATGTATAATTTAAATCCAGTGAGAGGGAATCCGACAAGCTTAATAGGATTTGAAATGGTATATTTACCGTTCGCCCTTAACTCTCCAATATTATTAACATTTGCATATGCTATCGCGGCATTAAATGCGGGTGAGTAATCTGTTTCATCGGTAACATATGAGGCAAAGTCCTCAACCATGATGATATTGTTGAGCTTATTCCCTACGGTGTCAGTGGTGTAGGGTTGAGCCAAAGCATAACCGCTCAGACCGGCACCGGCTGGAAGAGAAAGGTTATTAACGAGAGTGGCTGAGGATTCAGCCGAGGTTTTAGCATCAGCCGCCGAGGCAGCAGCTGAAGTTATTGCACTCTGAGCATCGGCTGTTAATGAATCTAGTTTTGCGCTTACTTGGCTTGTTACTTGTTCCTGCAATACAGGAATGGCTTCACCAGTCCTTTTATCTACCGTACCAGATTCATTATTTATGAAATTATCTAATACAAGAATGTTATCATTTAAATCTAAAACGGAGTTAGACGGAACCGAATTACCGGTGTTAAACATGCTCATTCGCATACCTATTATTTAATTCTGTGGAGAATATGGGGGCTACTTCAGGAGGGACATAGAGGTGTCTAAATACTTGCAGAATTCGCTGGTCAATTCATAGACTGTCTGGTCATCAAAGCCGAAGTCTATGTATGCATATTTAACGATTACATGTGACGGTGCAATGCTGTTTATTCTACACTCTAATATTTTATTACCCCATGAACGCAACGGGTCTCCAGCGTAATTAACGCCTGCCTGTGCTGTCGTAATTGTTGTGTCTGGGGCAGTGACCAGCATTACAAACGGCCAGTCGTCGCCGTTAATTGCTGCACCGCACGCAGAAAGCCCGGCACGGGCTGGACGATACTGTGTGATTGCAATGCTATAACCCAGCGCGGCGGCTTGTGCGACAAAATAATCAATCGACTGGCCGCCGACCGTTGTTAACTTTGTCGTGACGGCATTCTGGCGTAGGGCAATGCTATCGGTCTCACCAATCGCGCAGGCATCAGGCAATCCAAGGGTTGACTCCCATTCAGCCAACATTGTTGTTGCAGTACTCGGAAAGGCCCCAGCGAGCAGGCTAAGCGCGTCGCTGTCGCTTTGCTGAAACTCATTTGCCCACGCTGTGAGAACAGCGGTTTGCACAGAATCACTGTCGCGGGGCCAAACTTGCCCCGTCGGCATCAGCGATTGCAATCCCCCCGTGTATTCTTCAACGGTAAATTGGCTCATGAATAAGTAATGGTTCCCAACACAGGCAGGCAACCAGTCTCCATAATGATGTTGGTTGTCGGAGTGATCATGATGAACCCAGACGTCCCAGAAATGCCTGCAATGGCCTCCAGAATGTCAGATAAGTCAATCGTGCCACCCGGTGCGCCGTTATTGTAGAATACCGTGTTAATGGCTGTTGAAATGCTGGTTTTCAGTGTGTCGGTCGCACTGGATAAGCCAGAAATGGTGAAATCTACGCTGGTTTGAATAGGAGAACAGACATATAACATGGCGGTGCTCGGTTGCTGTGAGTACAACGCATCAGCAACACGAAGCTGATCGCCCGTGGCGAATCCTGTTGCATACTGCTTCTCATAACTTGAAAAGCCATCAGTACCTTTTGGGAATCCACTCGCGTTCGTGTCGTCTTCCGTATCGAGCATGATGTAAAGTCCGACCGTTCCAGCGCCCATTAAACGACGTGCGACCCAGGCACGCGTAACCCCTGAAACAGCAAGGGCCCATTCTTCATAATCGCTATCACTGCCGCCCTGTGGTTTATTCTGAAAGGCTGACAGCATGCGGGATCGAAATACTTCCTCGTCCTCGATGTCAGCGCCGCCCGTGATGGCCGTCGTCGTCGTTATCGTCGAATTGATGCCCGATAGAGCCACATCAAACGTTAGCTGAATGCCTGCATCAGCATTGCCATTTTCACCGCCACCGGTGGAGTCTGTTGCAGTATCTGGCAGAACGGCAGTAATCGAACCACTCCCGTTCCCGGTACTGTCCAACGTGATGGCGGTATCTACAGTATATTGATACCCGTCACCACGGTTTAACACTGCGCCTGCAGTAACAACGCTACCTGCTGTTCCGCTGAAAGGGATACTAGAACCCGTTGCGGCGGTTGCCGCTTTTCGAAATGTGCGGACCAGCGCGGCCCATGCTGCTAAAAAGTCATCGGTCGCGGTAAAGGGGTTTGATTGCTTGGCTATCCAATCAAGATAGCCATAGTGCATATAACTCATCCCGGCATTGACGTCAGCGAGGATTGCCATATTAGAGAAACGGAGCAGCGCACCAATATTCTCTAATGCCGACTTGATATAGCTTTTATTTCTTTTACGCAGTTCGCTAAGCGGTGGCCTGCTATAAGGCATAGCGGGTTACTCCCAGACCCAGTAATATTGGACCGTTTCAGTAGTTAAATTGGGTTTTTGATAGGTGATCGTCATGTAGAGGCGGCTGGGGTAAATAATTTGCGGTGTCACTGTGATACTAGCGACCACATTGTCATCGAGAAGCCACTGCAGGGCCTCTTTGGCATACGTTACGGCCTGCTGGGCCACATTTACCGATAACTTTTGACGCCGGAGAAGCCAGAGCCGGGAACCTATCTCATAATCTGAATCTGTATCACCCCACCATCCCTTGCGGTCGGTTCCATCATAGTTATCATCATCACGCGCCTTACGGTCACTAAACAGGCTGATATAAATAGCCGTTTGAAGGTCTAATCCAGAAAGCAGATCACCACTTCCAATGACCCAGTCCCCTACACCTTGGTCGGGATCCCATACGGTTGTAATGTCTGTCATTCAACTATTACCCCCGGTACTTCGCTCTCGATGGTGCTGTTTCCGCTTTGCACGTTTTTCAGAAAATGCGCGTGCTCGTTATAAACATCTCGAAACTGCTTGAGCGTAGTGCTGTTGCTGCCGCTGTTATCGATGATGTCACCACTACACTCAAATCTCGGCGTGTTAGCCACAATCTTTTCGGTTGCGTTAATCGTGACAATGGTTGCGTTAGAGACTGTCACAGGCTGGTTGTTTGCCTCGACTT